ATGGCGGGTGCCTCCTAGGCGTTGGGATCTGCGTTATTGCCTTCCCATGAGTTATATATAGGCTTTGCCGACAGGACTTTCAAGAGAAAAATACAAAAAAATAAATTTTTTTTGCGCTTGACCCTGCTTGAGAATCTGTTAAACTGGCGCATGCTGCAGCGCAGCATGATTTGCTGCGCTGCAGCGTGGGGGCTAGGCCGCCCCCACCTTGGCGGCAAACGCCGCGTCAATCTCGACCGACACCGGAACCGCTAGGCGCGCGATCCCTTCGCCTGCTAGTTGAACCGATGCCGATAGCGCGTCCGCTTCAACGATCGCCGCGATCTTAGCGCGGGGGATCCACAGCGGCTTGGCGGTCGCGGCGGTCGCGAGAAACGCGACGGCCTTTTCCGTTTCGCGGGCAATGAAACCGTTGAGGGTGATCGTGGTCATGGCGGGCCTCCTAGGCGTCGGGATCTGCGTTATTGCCTTCCCATGACCTAGATATAAGCTTTGCCATTGCATCTTTCAAGCCCCTATTTGCAATTTTTTGTATTTTTTTGCTCTGCCTCGATCGGCCTCGATCGGCCTCGATCGGCCTCGTTCGGCCTCGATCGGCCTCGATCGGCCTCGTTCGGCCTCGATCGGCCTCGTTCGGCCTCGATCGGCCTCGATCGGCCTCGTTCGGCCTCGATCGGCCTCGATCGGCCTCGTTCGGCCTCGATCGAAGAACAAAACGTGAACAAAACGTGAACGCAAGATTGTTGCGTGCATCGAGCAAAAAGCGCAATAAAATAACGCACGAGACCCCTTGTCAAACACATTGGCAAGCCTTATATCTTAGTTATGGAAACGGAAAGGACCACCGACATGACCACCAAAGCCCGCATCCCCGCCTCGATCCGCACCGCCACCTTCGCGCGTTTTGACTGCTGCGCGGCATGTGGCACTTGGGATGCCGACGAGTGCGGCCACCTGATCGCGGAAGCCAACGGCGGCGCAATGGTTCCCGAAAATTTTGTGCGTCTCTGCGGTCGCTGCAACCGCCTTCAGGGGACTGCTAAGGTGGCGTTCGCTGCGTTCGCTACCTATACCGAAAGCCGCGCCACCGTCGAAAGCCGCCGCGCCTACTGGGCGAAGTATTGCAAATCAGCTGCAATCGCCAAGCCATACCGGCCTCTCTGAGGGGGCCGATATCTCATTGGTTTTTATCTATAAATAGGGGGCGGTTTTTGACACTTGCACTTGAAAATTATATAAGCGCACCTCCAAACGAACTCTACAAGGAGTTTTTGTGAATTTTCAGGAGAAACTTCTGTTCCTATTTAATAGGCAGGCGCTGCTCACCTAAAGAACTACGTTCTAAACTGTATAACTGTACATTGTCTTATAAAAATAAAATTGGACACCCGCAACATAATCACCTACAATCAGTATAAAGGAGTTATTATGGCTAACCCAAAATATATTCAAACTGATGACCACGTAATTGTAACATGGAGCAACATAACAGCTAATGAGATGAATTCCCCTCACACGGTGCGCAGCAGACCTGATTTAATGGCTGTGCAATTTGAAGGAGCTTGGGGCAACGCTACTGCCACTATTCAAGGATCTCTTTCTAACGTAGCATATGTTGCTGCAACTGATATGAAACAAGCTACAATTAGCGTAAGCGCGAACGCTGGATACAGTGTGTTAGAGCCATACATTTATTGGCAGCCTTCTGTCAGCGGCAATACAGAAACTAATGTAACAGTAACTCTTGCATATTGGACTCAGCGGTGAAACGTCGTAGCATAGCTGCGCGCACCCTGTCTATCTTTACTAATCCTACGTCAACTGTAGGAGCAGGAGTTAGCATTGTTGAGGAAAGTCCGTTTGGCGTTGGTGGTAGCTCCTATCTATTCAACGGAAGTTCAACTGGAGTGATAACGTATGCCGGCAGTGATGCTTGGGCTGTGGGAACTGAAGATTTTACTGTTGAGTGGTTTAGCCGTCAAAGCAGTTTAACTGTTCCTCAGTTTCAACGCATTTTTTCAGTTGGTAACTTTCCTACCATTAAGATAGGTGTAAGCATTGAGTCTGGTACTTTCTACTATTGGGCCAACAACTCTTTCCGTTATAGCTCGTCGAGTGCCAGTACACAAGATGCGTGGATACATTGGGCTGTAGTGCGTGCTAGCGGTGTGACCCGAGTGTACAAGAATGGAACACAGTTGGGTAGTCAGATCGCTGACACTAACAACATCACAGACAACACTACATCGCTGACCATAGGAAACACACTCACACCTGCTGATAATGCAGGACTAGTAGGAAATTTAACTAACCTACGCTGGATCAAAGGTCTTGCAGTGTATACTGGTACGTTCACCGTGCCTACATCAGAACTCACAGCAGAAGCTAACGCAAATCCATACGGCGGAAGCAATACTGCTGCAGTAGCCGCAGGCTTTACCAAACTGTTGTTGGTTCCGTAATGTTAAGTCGTTTTCAAGCTGCCTACACAGATCATCTAGTTAATTCTATAGCACAGTGTAGTGCGTCAGATGGCTTTATAGATGATGTTAACTCGTTTCCTGCTATTGCAGTGCTGCGTCCTACTCTAGGCATTTCTTATCAGTTGTCTGATGAAAAGATTAGAACTATAAATCTACTAGTTCGCGGATATGTACGCAGTTCAGAAGAAACGTCTATTGCAGACTCAGAACAGTTAGCTAGACAAATAGAACAGCTAACTAGTACTTTTCCTAGGGCTGCTACCGCTGGTATTATAGTTGAGGCTGGGTTGATCTTAACTGAAGATCTACAGTTCTTAGTGACCGAACAGCTGTTTCAGATTGCACGAGAGAATCGTTTAGACTATGTAGAAAGTGCTCGAGTGCTAACTGTAGCTACTGATGAAGGTTTGCTAAGTCCTTATGGAGTTTGCGATTTAGAAGTGGAGATGCAATATGTCACGCCGTACTGATATTATAGTTGCGCTAGTTAACCATATTGCTCAATTTACTGAAATTAGTGGAACTCGTGGAATTAAATTTTTACACGAAATAAATTCATTTCCTAGTTTTTACATACATCCGCAACTTGAAACTCGTACACATGTCTCTCACGGAGTGAGACTAGCGGTGATAACTTGTGAAATGCGTGCGTACGTATACAGTGATACATTAAATGATGTTGAGCAAACAGCTAGGCTAATTGAAACAGCCGTTCAAACTTTTGCAAAGCAGCATCTTAATCTAGCGGATGAGTGTCGTGTAACTAGTATACGAACTGATGAAGGAATCATGAGCCCTTATGGGTTGGTAGACTTAACTCTAGAAATACTGTATAGGATAGAACAATGATTATTGGACCTGGAATTCGTTTTGGAGCGGGAATACAGCTATCAGTAGTACCCGGCAATGCTTGGGATTTAGCTTATGCTAGATTTAATGGAATTAGCCATGGTACTTTTAAGGTAAGTGCTCAAGAGAGTGCTCCAGCAGGCATGTTCTTTAAACCTGATGGCACTAAAATGTATGTTGCAGGCTCTACGGGAGACGATATAAATGAGTACGATCTTAGCACCGCCTGGAGTGTTGTTAGCGCCAGCTATGTACAAAACGTTAGCATAGCTGCTCAAGAGGCAGTTTTATCAGCCATCTTCTTTAAAACTGACGGCGATAAAATGTATGTTATAGGCTCTACTGGAGATGATGTAAATGAGTACAGCCTGAGTAACGCCTGGAATGTAGCTACTGCTAGCTACGTGCGAACCTTTAGCATAGCTGCTCAAGAGACTGCTCCAAGTGGTCTCTTTTTTAGTCCTGACGGCGATAAAATGTACGTTACAGGCTCAACAGGAGATGATATAAATGAGTATGATCTCAGCACCGCTTGGAACGTGGCCACTGCTAGCTACGTACAAAACTTTAGCGTAGCTACTCAAGATACAATCCCGACTGACGTACACTTCAAGCCTGACGGCACTAAAATGTATGTTACAGGCGTTGGGTCACGTAATCTAAATGAGTACGACCTAAGCACTGCCTGGAATGTAGCTAGTGCTAGCTACGTACAAAACTTTAGTCTACTTAATGAAGATTTTAATCCACAAAGCGTATTCTTTAAGCCTGAGGGCGATAAAATGTATGTTCTAGGCTCTACTGGAGATGAGGTAAATGAATATGACTTGAGTACTGCATGGAATATAGCTACTGCTAGCTATGTAGTACCAACACAAAATTACTTTGATGTAAGTGCTCAAGAGACGGCCCCATCAGGTATATTCTTTAAACCTGACGGCGATAAAATGTATGTTATAGGCACTACTGGAGATGATGTAAATGAGTACAGCCTCAGCATTGCTTGGGACGTTGCAAGTGCTAGCTATGTACAAAACGTTAGTGTAGCTGCTCAAGAGACTGCTCCTCGAGACATATTTTTTAAACCTGACGGTACTAAAATGTATGTTACAGGCACTACTGGAGATGATGTAAATGAGTATGATCTCAGCAGTGCCTGGAATATAGCTACTGCTAGCTATGCACAAAACGTTAGCATAGCTGCTCAAGAGGCAAACCCACAAGGCATATTCTTTAAACCTGAGGGCGATAAAATGTACGTTACAGGCACTACTGGAGATGATATAAATGAGTATGATCTCAGCACCGCTTGGAATATAGCTACTGCTAGCTATGTACAAAACTTTAGCGTAGCTGCTCAAGCTACCTCCCCTCAAGCTGTCTTTTTTAAGCCTGATGGCACTAAAATGTACACGGTAGACCTTTCTACAGATAGCGTAAGTGAATATAATCTGAGTAGTGCTTGGAACGTAGCCACTGCTAACTATGTACTAACCTTTAGTGTAGCTACTCAAGCTCCTGCTCCACAAGGCCTATTTTTTAAGCCTGACGGTACTAGAATGTATATTGTAGATCAGGGTTATCCTGGTGTATGGGCATACGATATTTAAATTATAAGTGTAGATAGACAATGAAACAAGATATAATATCTCCATCAACTACTGTTGATGCGCTAAACAAAGTTCTAGAAGCTCCGCCTCTAGATCCAGTAGTTCTTGCGATTGCTAATGACTACCTTTCTGGTAAGTCAATAGATACTATTGCTGACGAATATGGAATCTCTCCTGATAGAGTTACATCAGTAGTAGAAAAGCGAGAAGTAAAGTCATACATTGATAATGTATTTGCTACTCAAGGATATCTTAACCGTGTTCGTCGCATTGCGCTAATCAATCGAGTGATTGATCAAAAAGTACAAGAAGCTGCTGAAACAGGTATCTACTCTAAGAAAGATTTATTAGACTGGATGAAACATCTTGCAGAAGTAGAAGATACGCTCAAGCCTTCTAACAAAGGTCCAGCTGTAGCAGTACAGATTAATAACTATGATCGCTTAATGAAGGATCTTCTAGAATGAGTAAACAACCTCGTGATGACGCTAATTCTCCAATCCCAGTTCTCGGACTTCGTCCGAATAGCGGTCAGCAAGTTGCTGTTTCTTCTACTCCAGCCTTAAGCTCAGCATTTCATCCCAGTACTCGTGTAATCACTATATACAGTACTGTAGATTGCTTTATTGAAATTGGTAACAACAGTGTGATAGCTAACACTGCTAACTCACACTTTGTTCCTCTAGGTTTTGTATTTGATTTAGCTCTAGCCGCAGATCTAGTACCTGCTAATAGCACTAAACACCTTTCTGTAGTTTCTACTAGTTCAGGAATTTTATATATTAGTGAAAGGCAGTAAACATGTCTTTACATGTTTCTCGTTTATTCCTTTCCATCACAGCTTTAAAACGACGCCAGCTAGGCATCGTTGACTTACCAGCTATTCAGCTGAGCACTGAAGATCTATTAATTCTTGCTACAGAACAAGATATTACACGGCTACTCTCTGTTGAACAGTTTTTTACTGGTAGCACAATACTAACTGATGATAATAAACGTGTATCAACTGAACAAGACGCCGATCTGTTCTTAGAAACAGAGCAGATCGTATTTAACTAATCTATTGAATTTTAAATAATACATTTTGACAAACTGTACTTTATATGTCAAGATTTATCATCTGCAATAGATAAAGAGAGATAACATATGTCAAACGTAAAAATTTCCCAACTAACTGCACTTGCCGCCGGAGACTTTTCCGGCGATGATCTTTTTGTGGTAGTGGATACTAGCGCAGTAGAGACTAAACGCGCCAACGTAGACAACCTTCGCGAGGCAATAGCCTATGCAAATGACTATATCACTTATACAGTGCTTAGCTCTAATATTAATACAGTATCTAGCAATGTAGCTAGTGCTGAAGCTAATATTGCAAACATTGTATCTGGATCACTACAATTTACTTCTAATGTGTATGCATCTGGTTATGTAGTTACTGGCTATGGCCTAGTAATTGACGATAGCGGTCAGTGGATAGGTGATCCTACAGGTTTACAAGGAGCAACTGGTACTCAGGGCGTTCAAGGTGTACAAGGAACACAAGGCACTGAGGGAGCGCAAGGAGTCCAAGGCACTGACGGTATTCAAGGAGTCCAAGGCACTGAGGGTACTCAAGGCGTACAAGGCGTGCAAGGAGTCCAAGGAACCCAAGGTATCCAAGGAACTCAGGGCGTTAATGGGGTTGACGGAATTCAAGGTATCCAAGGAGTTACCGGTGCTCAAGGTACTGTAGGCACTCAAGGCGTTCAAGGAGCACAAGGAACACAAGGACTTCAAGGAGTTACTGGAGCTCAAGGCACTGTAGGTACTCAGGGCACTGAAGGAGCGCAGGGAACCCAAGGACTTCAAGGAGTTACAGGTGCACAAGGTACTGTAGGTACTCAAGGCGTTCAAGGAGCGCAAGGAACACAAGGACTTCAAGGAGTTACTGGAGCTCAAGGCACTGTAGGTACTCAGGGCACTGAAGGAGCTCAAGGCGTTCAAGGAACCCAAGGCGTTCAAGGAACCCAAGGCACGCAAGGTGTTGAGGGTGCTCAAGGTGTTCAAGGCGTACAAGGAACCCAAGGCGTTCAAGGGACTCAGGGCACACAAGGCACACAAGGAATCCAAGGTACAGAGGGTAACTTTGGCGGTGCTACTTTTGATTATACTTATGATGGCACAACTTCTGACTCAGACCCTGGCGGCGGAAAGCTACGCTTTAACAATGCTACAATATCTTCTGCTACTCATCTTTATATTGATGATGAAGATGATAATGCTACTGATATACAGTCTTTTTTACGAACTATTGACGACTCAACATCTACTATTAAGGGTCACTTCCGTATATCAAATCGTTTAGATGCTTCTGACTTCGCAATATTTACTATTAGTGGAATAACAGAAAAAGTAGGATACTTTGATGTAGATTGTTCCTATGTAAGTGGCTCTGCTCCTAGCTTTTTAAATGGTGAAGACGTTATTATTACTTTTGCTCGTACTGGTGATAAGGGTGATACAGGCACTCAAGGTGTTCAAGGGATTGAAGGAGCTCAAGGCATACAAGGAACGCAAGGTATTGAAGGGGCTCAAGGAACACAAGGAGTTTTAGGAGCTCAAGGAACTCAAGGAGTTACTGGAGCTCAAGGTACGCAAGGAACACAAGGAACACAAGGTACTCAGGGAATTCAGGGTGCTCAAGGTATTGAAGGAGCTCAAGGTATTGAAGGAGCTCAAGGTGTACAAGGCATTACTGGAGCTCAAGGTGTTGAGGGAGCTCAAGGGATCCAAGGTGTTGTAGGGGCACAAGGAGCCCAAGGAGTTTTAGGTACTCAAGGTACTGACGGTGCTCAAGGTACTCAAGGAGTTGTAGGAGCACAAGGAACACAAGGAGTTGTAGGTGCTCAAGGGATCCAAGGAACGCAAGGAACTCAAGGTGTTCAAGGAACCGATGGAGTTCAAGGTGTTCAAGGCATTACTGGCGCTCAAGGAGTTCAAGGGGCACAAGGTGTTCAGGGAATTCAAGGTACTGTAGGTGCTCAGGGTATTGAGGGAGCACAAGGTGTACAAGGTATACAAGGAATCCAAGGAATCCAAGGAGCTCAAGGTGTACAAGGCACACAAGGTACGCAAGGAACCCAAGGAACACAAGGAACACAAGGTATTGAAGGTGCTCAAGGTATTGATGGAGCACAAGGAACGCAAGGTGTTGTAGGCG